ATGACCAGCAACAGGCTGCACTTGCGATGGCTGCGATGCCACAGCAGACCCAGCAACCCGCGCCTGCCGCGACTGGTCCTGCCGGAGAACCCAAAGGTGGGATGGAAGGAAACACGGTCACTAACCGCGTGAGTGGGGCGGCATGATCCGGCCCGATCCTCAGGTGATCAAGGCGCTTGCCGCCTCAGTCAGGCAGTTCCCTGTCCTTCTGGACTGGCTGCGTGAGTGGGAGATGCAAGAGCTTCGGCGCTTGCCTCAAGCGGTTGACAACACTGGCATTTTTCAGGGCAGGTGCCAAGTGTTAGGCGAGCTTACCAAGTTCGCTTCCGATGCCCCCAACCTAGCGGCTGACTTATGAGCCGACTAATCAAGCTCACAGATTGGAGCAATTAACATGGCAATTCCAGCGCAAGTTCGAAAGCAGTCCGAAGCCGTACAGGAACTGTACAAGCAGCTTAACGGTGATGCCGCTCCGGCGGGGGATACCCCGACCGATGGTGACTCCGTGGGTAGCGAAGACATGGACCCTCCGGCTGACGAGAACGCTAACGACGATGCCGCTCAGGCACCGGCAGACGAGCACACTACCGGTGCGTCAGACACGGAAGATGAAAACTCTGACACCTATGCTCAGAGATGGCGTTCCCTTCAGGGGTCGTACAATGCGACGGTTCGGCAGAAGTCCGAACTGGAGCAGCGCGTACAGCAGATGGAACAACTGCTTGCTACGCTCTCACAGTCGCCGCCTGCGGCTGCCCAGACTGAGAAGGAGGCAGAGCCTGTGCGCTATGTCTCTGAACAGGAGGCCAGCGAATACGGCGAGTCGATTGATGTGATGCGCAAGGTCAGCCGCGAGGAACTCGTCCCCGTGGCACAACGCCTTGCTCAGATCGAGGGCCTCCTCCAGCAGATGCAGGCGACCGTGGTACCGCAGGTTCATGCGGTGTCGCAGCGTCAGCAGATGTCGGCGGAACAGCAGTTCTGGTCTGATCTGACTAGCTACGTACCCAACTGGCGTGAGGTTAATGACGATGACGGGTTCCAGTCTTGGTTGCTGGATATCGACCCGCTCACCGGCCTCAATCGTCAGACGTACCTCGAAGACGCCCAGCGGTCACTCGATGCTCATCGGGTGAGTGCATTCTTCCGGACTTGGCTTGAGTCTACTGGACAAGCCTCTGTTGCTCAATCCAACCCCAAACCTGCTGTCGAGCTTGAAAAGCAGGTTGCTCCGGGCCGTTCGCGCGGTGCCGGGTCAGCCTCTACCAAGCAGCCTAAGACCTACACGCCTGAGGATATCAAGAAGTTCTTCGATGATGTCCGGTCGGGTAAGTACAAGGGTCGGGAACAGGAGCGGGACCGTATCGAACGCGACATCTTTTCCGCGCAGCGGGAAGGTCGTATAATGGCCAATGCTTGATTAGAAGGAACTCTTTGTTATGTCGTATCCTGTTTCCCCCGGTCGCCCGAACTACTCGGGCAACTTTATCCCCGAAATCTGGTCGGGTAAGCTGATCGAGAACTTCTACGATGCCACCGTGCTCGCGGCGATCTCGAACACCGACTACGAAGGCGAAATCCGTCAGTTCGGCGATACCGTCAACATCCGCACCACCCCGGAGATCACGATCCGCGACTACGTCAAGGGTCAGGCTCTGACGGTTGAGAACCCCGACAAGCCGAAGCTCCAGCTTGTCATCGACAAGGGCGAATACTTCGCTTGCGTCGAAGACGACGTGGATAAGGTGCAGTCGGACATCAACCTGATGGACACTTGGTCGAAGGACGCCTCGGAGCGTATGAAGATCAAGATCGACCAGCGCGTTCTGACCGACCTGCTGCCGGACATCGCCGCCACCAACAAGGGTGCCACTGCCGGTGATCAGTCGGCCTCGTTCAACCTCGGCACCAACGCTTCGCCGCTGACCGTGACCAAGGATGGCGCTGGTGGTACCACCTCGGTGATCGACCTGATCGTCGATATGGGCACCGTGCTCGACGAAGCTAACGCTCCGGAAGCCGACCGCTTCCTCGTCATTCCTGCCAAGATGGCTGGTCTGATCAAGAAGTCGGAACTGAAGGACGCTTCGCTGACCGGTGACAGCCAGTCGATTGTCCGCAATGGCCGTCTGGGTATGGTTGACCGGTTCACCCTCTACGTGAGCCACAACCTGTACGTGTCCTCGGGCAAGTACAACCTGATTGCCGGTCACAAGATGGGCTTCACCTTCGCCTCGCAGATGACCAACATGGAAACCATCCGCTCTGAAACGACCTTCGGTAACATCATCCGTGGTCTTCAGGTGTATGGCTACAAGGTCGTCAAGGGCGAAGCGCTCTCGACCGCTGTGGTCCAGTTCTGATCATGATGGGGGGCTTCGGCCCCCCGTCTAGCCAAAAAGGATTTTTGAAATGGCTGCTTACACTGACTCGCTCGGCTTCAACAAGGGCACCGCCGCGTACCCGGACACTGCGTGTGTCTACAAGTTCGAAGTCGAACTCGACTTCGCCGAGATCATTGCCGCTCGTTCTGCTGCTGGCGCTACCGCGCTGGCCGCTACCGACACCCTTCAGGTGATCAACCTCCCGGCTTATTCGGTGGTCCTCGCTGCCGGTCTGAACGTGGTCTCTGTCGAGTCCACCAACACGACCGCGACGTTTGACTTCGGGTATACCGGGGGTACTCCGGCTGCTGCCAACGTGTACTGCGATGACTTCGCGTGCACCTCGGTCGCTATGGACTCGGATAACCTCGCCAATCCGACCGTTATCAAGTCGGCTGACACCATCGACCTTCTGCTGAACACTGCGGTTCCGACCGACTGCGTTCTGAAGGCGTGGGCCATCGTCGCAAACTGCGGCTAACGGTTTGGGGCTGCTGGCTGGATTGGGAGTTCCCGGTCGGAAGGCAGCCCCTCCTTCTTAGGAGGTTATCATGGGTGTTTATCGCGGTATTACTCAGGACAATGTGACTATTCAGGGCGGCACGCTCTATAACGTCACACTGTCCACCGCCACCGTCACTGGTGGCACGCTCGCAGGTACGCTCACTGGCAATGTTGATGCTACGACTGGTTACATCCAGCTCCGCACCAACACGGCTGCTGAGATCGCTGCCAAGGCTAACGCAGTGAACACGACCGGTAAGGCTGCTGGGACTATCGTCTTCGATACGACCAACAGCAAGATCAAGGTTGCTACAGGCGCAACTGACACATCGACTTGGGTCGATGCTGATGGTACAAACGCCGTCACTCCGTCGTAACAGATGGGGGCCTCGTGCCCCCATCAACACAGGATAGAAACATGGCTGGCAAGCGCATTCCTGACCTTGATCCGCTCTCTGGCGCAGCATCTGCGAACGACGATAAGCTCGTCATCTACGATAGCTCGACGACATCGACGAAGCGTATTGATCGGTCCCAACTTGCTGCTGGCCTTGTGGGCGATCTTCCCTACACCCCTTCGGGTGGTATCTCTGCCACGACCATCCCGACTGCCATCGCGGAACTGGATAGTGAAGCCGCCAAGTCGGCTACGCTTGCTGCGTCTGGTGGTGCTGCGCTGATTGGCGCGACCGGTGGTGGGACAGTTCAGTCTGGTTTGGATGCACGACCCACTTCTGCGACTCTAGCTGCCTCCGGCGGTGCCGCACTTATCGGCGCTTCAGGCGGCGGCACCGTGCAGGATTACCTCTCAACGCCCATATTTAAGTCGGCAAATATCAGTACCACTAATGCGGTTATCGACAGTACTGTTAGCGGTTCCCTAGTAGTCGGGACATACGCTGCTCAGTATACGAACAAAGTAGGCGTAAATAATACGAAACCCCTTGACGATCCTACTGTCGTCACGCGAGCCAATGACACTGCGTATACCGCAGGTGTTGCGGACGTTGCTGCGATCCTCGGTGGTTATGACAACGTGAACAACGCTCTGGCTGGGATGATCGCCAGCCAGCATTCGATGCTCTACACCGGGGCAGATCACGCCTCAATTTTTGGTGGATCGCTGCATACTATTTACGACGATACTGACTACTCTGTAATTCTTGGCGGCACAAACTGCGCTATTGAAGGTCGCGGGCGTTACGCAGCAATCATTGCAAGCGATGGTTGCAAACTGGAAACAGGCGCTTCTGACGCAGAGAGCGGCTTCCGTGGCCTGATTTCTAATTCCACAACCTGCACAGTCAGCGGTCGCAACGGGGTGATACTTGGCAGTGCGGGGTCTCGTATTGACTCAACCTATGGCTCCATTTTCTCCGGGGAAACAGTTACACTAACCAACGGCACCCACATGGGTGCCGGTGGGGCAAACATCACGATGGGCGGTACGACTGCTGCCACCTACAGTTTCGCTTGGGGTAACGACCACATCATCGACGGAAGCCGTGCGCTTGTGTTCGGTGACGGTCATCGAATCGGGTCTGGTCATGACTATACAGTGACCACAGGTTATCGTTGTCAGACTCCATTCATCGGCGCACAAGTACATTCGGGCAGGCAGCGCGGGGGCACTGTCGGCAACAACATGGGGCTTGATTGGACAGCCTCTCAAGAAACCACCGACACCACTGTCACGCGATTGTCTGCGGCGGGCACTGCAAATTTCCCCACACAACCAGCAAACAGCATTGTCAACGGCACTGTGTGGGTGACGGGGGTAAGCGATGCGGGGGTCTGTTCCAGTTTCAGCATTGACTTCACAAGTGAACGAGTTGGAACTGGCACGCCGACGTTGCGGGCTAACACAACAACGACGGTCTACAACGGCCTCGCGCTTGGCACTGTACCAACCATGAACACGACCACAGGTGGTATCTACCGCGTTCAAGTTGTCGGCTTGGCCGCAACAAACATTCGCTGGGATGCGCGTTTTACGGGGCAACAGGTTGTGTATGGATGACCCTTGGGGTAAAAGTAGTAAGGACATAACCAATGCCAACTAACCTGACAGGCTCAACGATCAACAGCACGTATGATCAGTTGCTGCATATCGACGGCGGTCCGGTTGCGTCTGAGCAGACGGTCTACAGCGGCACGGGTGTGGCAACGGCCCTTAAGGTCGGCACGGTATCTGTCTCGGTGGACAACGTCCGCTTCGATGGCAACACCATCTCAACGCTGGATACCAACGGTAACCTCGTGCTTGCCCCGAACGGGACCGGCTCTGTCAGCATGTCTAAGGTTGCCATCACTGGTGGGACGATCTCGGGGATCACTGACCTTGCTATCGCTGACGGTGGTACGGGTGCCTCTGATGCTGTCACTGCCCGATCCAATCTCGGCCTCGGTTCCATCGCTACGCAGAACTCGAACAACGTCACCATCACAGGCGGTTCGATTACCAATGTGACCTTCACCGGGTCGTTCTCCGGTATCACTGCTATTGACTCGGCAACCTTCACCACGAGCAATGCCGCAACTGGTCTCACCATCACGAGCAGCACGATTTCTGCCGATGGTACCGACGCGAACATCGATATCAACATCACTCCGAAAGGCAGCGGTGAGGTTAACGTCACCAACATCGATATCCTGAGTGGTAAGGTTCCGTTTAGCACGGTCACCGGTCGGGCCTATGCCATGTTCTCAGATGTGACTGATCAGACCGGTAACGTCTCGACACCGACCGCAGTGAAGTTTGGTACGACCGAGGTTGCTGGCAGTGGCATCACGATGGTGACTGACGGGTCGGCTTTGACGCGCCTGACCTTTGCCGCCGCTGGCACCTACATGATCGCCCCGAACTTGCAGTTCGTGAACTCGGATGTCGCCGACCATGATGTCACCATCTGGCTTCGTTTGGACGGCAGCGACATCGCTCGGTCTGCTACGCGGGTTACGCTCCCTAAGTCCACAGATGGTGGGAGCGCTTTCTTTCAGATCGTGTTCTACACGACCGTGACCGCAGGGCAATATGTTCAGGTTATGTGGCTTCCGGAGAACGTCGCTGTTACTCTGGATCATGTTGCCGCAGCCGCAGGACCGCCTGCTGTTCCTGCTATCCCTTCCGCCGTTATCGTCTCTGAAAGGATTGCCTGATGCCTAAACGTGTTCCCGGTGTCACTGACATGACCCCTGCTCAGAAGAAGATGTATACCTCCGGTGCGACCAAGTATATGAAGGAGAGCGCTGAGGAGCGCCGCTATCGTCGTGCTATGGGATCGCAGGCAGATATCGTCGAGCGCGGTAACCGTATGCAGTCGATGGAAGCTAAGGACAGTAAGGTCCTCCGTAGTTCCAGCACCGGCTACGGCAGCTTCAGGAACAAGTGAGATGGCCAAGACTCCAGCGTGGACCCGCAAGGAGGGAAAAGACCCCAAAGGCGGGTTGAACGCCAAGGGTCGTGCCTCCGCTAAGGCTCAGGGTATGAACCTGAAGCCACCTGCACCTAACCCCAAGACCAAGGAGGATAAGGGTCGCAGGGCGTCCTTCTGTTCGAGGATGGAAGGGATGAAGAAGAAACTCACCTCAGAGAAAACCGCTCGCGATCCCAACTCGCGTATCAACAAATCCCTGCGTGCGTGGAACTGCTGAGATGGCTAGTCCCAAACCAACTAATCCATCGCTCTGGTCGAGGGTCAAGGCTGAGGCCAAGTCCAAGTTCGACGTGTATCCCAGTGCCTATGCAAACGCTTGGGCATCTAAGGAGTACAAGAAGCGCGGCGGCGGGTGGAAGGGGCCGGATAACCGGGTGAAGAAATGAGCAAGGGTGGTCTCGGTAAATGGTTTGGTGAGAAGTGGGTCGATGTGAAGACCGGCAAGCCCTGCGGGCGATCTGGCTCTGAGAAGTCTACCCGCAAGTATCCGGCCTGTCGCCCCGAGGCCGCTGCCAAGAAGCTCACAGCCTCGGAACGCAAGACGATGGCAGCCAAGAAGTCAGGTCCGGCTCGTCAGTCATGGCCTGTGTCCCCGTCTGGTAAGAGGAAGAACTAACATGGCAAAGAAGCCCGACAAGGTCGCTAAGGTGATGGGTGAGTACAAGCGTGGCACGCTCCACGCTGGCCGAGACCCCAAAGGTCCCAAGAAGGCACCCATCGTCAAGTCTCGTAAGCAGGCTATCGCCATCGCACTGAGCGAGGCGGGCAAAGCAAGGAAGAAGTGATGGAAGAGAAGCTCTATATCCGCGTCAAGAGCGACGGGTTCATCTACGACTACAACGAGCGGATGGCAGTTCATCCGTCCTGCGAAGTGGTCACCGAGCGGGAAGTCTACCCCGAACGGTTCATCACCCCGGAGGTTGCTCAGAAGATCGAGGAGTTCACCAAGCCCGCCCCCAAACGCGGACGCAAGCCCCGTAAAGGTCTCGATCTAGCTACTGACATCTCTGAAGAACCAGTGTATACTGATCCCGAACTGGCTGCTGAAGCTGCACGGGGTTGGCCTGAATGACGCCTGCGGATATCATCGCTGAAGCACGAGTACTTATTCAGGACTCGCGGACCCCGTATCGCTATAGCGACACGGTACTGTTGGGCTTCGTCAATCAGACGTTGCGCCGCATGTCGATCCTGCGCCCTGATCTGTTCATGGTCATCGGTGATATCCCCACGACGGCGAACACGGTTATCCAGAGTTGTCCTAGCGACTCGCTGCGTCTGGTCGAGATTTTCCAGATCAAGAACGGCGATGCCGTAACCGAGGTCAACCGGGAAGTCCTCGACCAGATGAGTCCCGGCTGGGTCAACGAGGCGGCAGGGACGCCGCTCAACTTCATGCGGCACGTCCGCAACCCGAACAAGTTCTTCTTGTATCCCCGCCCTACGGCAGGGATCGTGCTTGTCGGTGAGTATGCTCAGGTTCCGCCCGCCTATACGTTGAACCAGACGATTGTGGCACTCCCTGACTCCTACCTTCCTGTAGCTGCGGATGGCGTAGTGTTCCTCGCAGAGTCGGTTGATAACGAACACGTCAACTCGAACCGCGCCAAGCTGTTCCAAGACTCGTTCAACCAAACACTGGCGGCAGGTCTCCAGACCCGCACCCTCACCGACACAGAGGAAGGCGGACTTGATCCGAAGCAGGTGATCTGATGGCTGATCGTGCGTTCTCCTCTCTGGCTGCCAAGATCAACCCGAGCGTTCCGGGCTGTCCTACTGCGACGATGATCCAGTACATCCGCGACTCGGCGATCCGGACTTGTGAGCGCACACTGGCATGGCGCTATGAGGTGCCGTTGTTCGACCTCCTGCCGGGGGTCCATGAGTACGCTTATAACAAGCCGACCAACACGGATGCTCACGCAGTCTTTGCTGCTATCGTCAATGATAGCCATCTGGAGAAGCTGACGCTCGATGATGCCCTGCGGCTTTATCCCCAGTGGGCTGATCTCTATTCGGGCGAGGACCCGTCTGTGTTGTGGAGCCTGACACCTCCGGGTAGCTATAACAGCTATGACTACAACGACTCGCTGTTCAACGATGGTGAGCCGTTCGTGTTGCCGCAGTCTATTGTCGCAGACGCGAGTTCGCCACGCTCGATCTGTCAGGTAACTCCTGACAAGTTTATCGTTCTTCCGCTGCCTGATGACGACGAGCCGTACACGATGCGGATGTTCTTGGCGCTCAAGCCCAAGCGCGATGCGTCTGGTATGGACTCGGTTATCTTCGACGATCTCGAAGAGGTCATCATGCACGGTGCACTCCAGCATCTGCTGGTGCTACCTAATCGGTCTTGGTCTGACCGGGAACTCGCGGCGTATCACGCCAAGCAGTACGTCTACCAGATCGCAGAACGTCGTGCTCGCGCTAATCTCGGCAATGTCCGGGGTTCGATGCGGGCCAAGATGCAGCCATTCGGAGCCTGACCATGGGTGTGAAGGTAACCAATAATGCGACAACGACTACGGTCGGGGCAGTCTCCAGCACTGCATTGTCACTCACTGTCGCCAGCGGAACAGGCGCGCTGTTTCCCATCCTCGGTGGTAGCGACTACTTCTACGCCACGCTGAGTGACACGAACGACAACTACGAAGTGGTCAAGGTCACGGCCCGCACTGATGATGTGATGACCATTGTCCGTGCGCAGGAGGGGACTCTTGCGTTGCCGTTCCCGGCGAACAGCCGCTTTGAGCTTCGAGTTACTGCTGCCAGTGTTCTGGAGTCGTTTATCTCGAACTACGATTTCCTGCTTCTGTGAGGGTATTATGGGTGTCATTCTGAAGAACAACGCGGTCAGCACGATCACTACGGCGATCAGTGCGTCTGACGTTGGCCTCGCAGTTGCTGCCGGTACCGGCACGCTCTTCCCCACGCTCGGTGCGAGTGACTACTTCTACGCCACGCTGGTCAGCGCAGGCGGCACCTATGAGGTGATCAAGGTTACGGCACGGGTCGGAGATACCATGACCATCGTCCGTGCTCAGGAGGGCACGACAGCCCAGAGCTTCGCTTCTGGTTCGCGCATCGAGGTTCGCGTCACCGCTGCGTCCATCGAGGATATGCTGGACTACCACGATCAGGCCAGCGAGATCAGCTTCACTCCCACCGGGGGTATCAGTTCGAATAACGTGCAGGATGCCATTGCTGAGTTGGATAGCGAGGCAACCAAGTCGGCTGCGCTTGCAGCTTCCTCCGGTTCGTCGCTGATTGGGTTCCTACAAGCCGGTTCTGGTGCGACTGCACGGACGGCTCAGGCTAAACTGCGGGACACCGTCTCGGTCAAGGACTTCGGTGCTGTTGGCGATGGTGTAACGAACGATACTGTCGCGCTCAAAGCTGCATTTGACTATGCCATTCCTCTCGCGTTGCCAGTCGAGCTGGAGGGTACCTACCTTATCAGCGGCCCGATCCAGCCTTACGATTCGCGGGCATCGGGTTCCGTGCATATCGTCTGTAAGGGGCACGTCGTCATCAATGTCAGTGGAAGTGCGACGGCGTTCCGCGATCTGTTTTATCATCAGACGACGGCGTCAAACAACTGCTCGATCATCGGCGGTTCGCTAACCGTTGATTGCAATAATAAGGCCGCGAGTGGCATCACGTTCCGTCATTTGGCGGCAAGCCAGTCGGGTGTAGTCAACATTTCGTGCCCGGTGGAGGTGCTGAACTGCTACAACAACGATGCCGCCGCGACTTACGAAAACCAAGGTATCGCGGTTATCGGTGACTATGAGACCGTTGTGATTGAGCGCCCCCGCGTGGTCGGCGTATCGCGTGCATCGGTTAACGGTGCTTGTAAGGGTATTTCGGTCTCCGGCTTCAGCGGCGTAGTTACGATCAATCAGCCTTATACGGCCAACATTTTGGTCGGCCCCGGAGTTGCTGACGCAGACGGGATCGCGACGTTTGGCAAGGTTCTTGGCGGGACTTATGCGGCTCGTGGTGGTATAGCTAACATTAATGAACCCGTGTTTGTTGACTGCCAAGGCCGTAGCTTCAAGAGCCAATGCTCCGACACGACCGTGTTTCGTCCCCGTGTTTTCCGCAAGGATGTAGTGTCAATTACCCAAGGGGTTGATTTTGATTTTCAAACCGGTGGTCAGTCTTCGCTGATTGAGCCGTACTTTGAATATCGCCTAAACGGTGCGACCAGTCCGCTTGGGATTTCATTCACCTGTGTCTCTTTCCAGCAATTGCTGGACGACAAGCAGAATGTAGGCAGGTCAACCGGTGGTGTGCTGAGGACAGAAGTATTGGTCCCTCGGTATGCTTCGACCATTTTTCAGACCACGGCGCTAGAGTCGTATACGGAAGTGGATGGCCTTGTAGTGCAGCCGATAGGGGCTTTGTCTACCAAGGCTATTGACCGCGCGATCCTTGAATTTCGCGGAGACACCGTTGGTGCAAAAAGCACTAGGACTATGGTCGCTGTCCGTAATTGCCGAGGACCGATTGGCACATACGCTATAGGGTATACGAATTATGACGGCAGCAGCCTGACTTCCAAACTCTCATATGAGGTCACAGATAATTACAATACGGCACCCAGTCCTTTTTACCGAGGCTTTTCGAATTTAAGCGGCTCCATAATTACTGCCGTTGAAAAGTTCGTCTTGCGTAACAACTATGGCTTTAAGGCATTGATGCAGGCAGGGTGGACGTTTGACTTTAATAATCTCGCTCCCGGCAACTACTTCACTGTTGATATTGCTACGGTAAGTGCGACGAATGCCCCCGCTTGGGGTGCGTCCGGGTATGCGTTCATTGAAAGCCTAGATCAATGGGACGCTAACGAATTTCAGCATATCCGCGTAACCGTCGATAACGCTGCTGTAGCCAACACAGTGTTCTTCACGCAGGGCGGTGCTACACCAACTTGGGGGACGATTAAGTAATGGCTAACCGTTACTGGGTCGGCGGGACCGGCACATGGGACACTACGAACACGACCAATTGGTCGACTACGTCTGGTGGAGCTGGTGGTGCGTCTGTTCCCACCGCTTCAGACGTAGCCTTTATTGACGCCAATTCTGGCGGGGGGACCGTCACGTTAGCACAAGATGTAACATTGATCGCGGCGTATTTTGCAGGGTTTACCGGGACGATTGACTTTGCGTCGAAGACAATTTCAATCAGCGGTTCTAACACCACAGTAATTACTACCGGCACTATCACCATGACCGGTAATCCACATTTTATTCTGACTTACTCAGGCGGCACCGGAACAAGAACTATATCCACTGCAAATTCGGAAGCGAATGCGGCTTCGTTTACTATTCAAGCTGGTTCGGATATTATCGCTTCCCCGAGTCGCGCTAGAAACTACATTTTTAATGATGCCTTTACTGGGTCTCTCAACCCCAACGGAGGGACGTTTTACGGCGACGTTACCTTTTCCGCAAACATGACCATCCCCGGTGGGTCTACTTTCTGGGCATTTGGTGGGGCATCGGGGACCGTCAACATCACTACCAAAGGAGTCGTTTTCGATAGGTCTGCCTACTTTGGCGGCAGCAGCGGAAGCACTGTAGTTGTTCGGTTCCAAGACAATTTCACGCAAGGTTTAACTCGTGATTTTACGACTTGGAATGGCACGATTGACGGAAACGGAAAGAACATCTCCATCGGCTCATTTAGTATGCTAAGTGGCACCAAGACGCTCACACTTGGTAGCGGAACGTGGAGCGTAGCCGGGAACTGGGATGCCAATACCAACGTCACCAATCTGACGGTTAGTGCTTCTACTGGCACGATCAGCATGACCAGCGCCAGCGCCAAGACGTTCGCCGGGGGTGCCAAGACGTGGCCCACTCTCAATCAGGGTGGCGCAGGCGCACTGACGATCCAGCAGAGCAACACGTTCACTAACATCACCAACACGGTCCAGCCTGCGACGATCACCCTGACCTCTGGGACTACGCAGACTGTGACGAGCTTTGGTGTGTCCGGTACAGCCGGGAACCTGATTACGCTGAACAGCAGCAGTGCCGGATCGCAGGCAACCTTAAGCGACAGTAGCGGGGCCAACAGCGTATCTTACACCTCGATCAAGGATATCAACGCGACCGGCGGTGCTACTTGGAATGCCTTCGTCACCAGCGGTAACGTGGATGATGGGAACAATACCGGTTGGGACTTCCTCGTTCAGACAGGTCGGTATATGTATAATGTTCGCAAGGCCAAGCGCATCTTGCAGCAAGGAGAAGTTTGATGGCGACCAATGCTTTTAGTCCGCTCGGTCTCACGGTGTCCTTCACCGCTGCTTCCGTTGTCCCCACTTCGGCGCAGGCCGTATCTACCGCCGCAACCACGCGACCCGCATACGAGTACCGCGTTGTGAATGCAGGGACTGAAGTTGTCCTGCTCGGCGTGGGTGTAAGCGATGCGGCTGCCAAAACTGCTGCTGCTTCAATTGCCGCAGGTGCGGTACCTATCCTGCCGGGTGCGGTTGAAATCCTTGGGTTCCCTGCCGGTTCGTACTTCACAGGTAAGACCGCTTCGGGTACTTCTGTAGTCTACGTCACTCCCGGCGTTGGTCTGTAAGGGAAGTAGGGTCGTGGATCAGAGTATCATAAACTGGTTGTTCGCTGGATTTGGTGCCGCTGTCGGCTGGATACTGAAGGTGGTTTGGGATGCCCTGCGTGATTTACGGACCGATCTCCGCGACATTGAGAAGAACCTCCCTGAGGTCTACGTGCGCAAGGATGATTTCAAGGACGCAATCACTGAGATCAGGACTGAAATGCGCGAGATGCGGCAGGATATGAAGGTCGGTTTCAAACAGGTTGATGATACCCTGAACATTTTGTTCGAGAAGCTCAACAAGAAGGAGGACCGTAATGCCCGGTAAGAAGATGATGTCGTACAAGAAGGGCGGTCCGGTTTTCAAGCCGTGCGCCAAGTGCCCGTCTCCTGCCAAGTGCAAGGCTATGGGCAAGTGTCTCCTCAAGAGCAAGGCGAAGTAAGATGGCCAAGAACTTTTGGACCAGCAAGGAAGGTAAGAAGGCTACCCAGCAGGCAGCCATTACCGATATGGCAGGCTCCATGCGTGTTTCCCCCGGAACTCGTCAGCGCCCCGCGCCGTCCGGTATCGGTGCTGCCCTGAGCCGCACTCCCGTGCGTGGCCCACTCGCTGGCACCCAGCCAAACCTCACGATGGGTAAGGTGATTAACAGTTCGGGTACCGGCTATGGCGGCTTCCGTGGCGGTCCGGACCCACTCGAACCCAATCGGATCACCTTCGCACGTAGGGATGTGCTGCCGTGAGCATTGTGCTTGGGGCGCGTTCACTTAGCAGGCTGGAAGGGGTCCACCCTGACCTAGTCCGCGTGGTCAAGAAGGCTGCGGCGATGTCGGACCTCGACTTCACCGTGCTGGAAGGGCTGCGAACGCTGGACCGCCAGAAGCAACTTATGGCGAATGGTGCAACGCGGACCATGAACTCGCGTCACCTGACCGGACACGCTGTCGATCTAGGTGCTATGGTGGGCGGCGCTGTGCGTTGGGATTGGGGGTTGTACCTCAAACTAGCCGACATTATGCGCTCGGCGTCCGTAGCCGAGAACGTACCTATCCGTTGGGGTGGCACATGGAAGTTGCTTACTGCTGTCCAAGGGCCAATTACCGCTAAGGTTCTGAGTCGCTCGTTTCCCGATGGCCCGCACTTTGAATTACCTAGGGCGAACTACGCATAAGGAGAAAGTAGCATGAACCGTGATCAACTCTTTGGTATCATCCGTACTGTAGCTGCCGCTGGCTTCGGCTTCCTCGCTGGTAAGGGCTATCTCGATGGCGCTACTGCTGAGGCTCTGGCTGGCGCTGTCGCCACTATCGGCGTTGCCGTATGGTCGGTGGTCAGCAAGAAGCCGACTGCCTAATGTTTAAGTTTCTGACTCTCCTCCTGTCGCTCCTCGACCGCCTGTTCAATGAATGGGACAAGTCCAAGTTGCGGCAGGAGGGGCGTCAGGATGCGCAGGAGCAACTCGATGCGAACGTGGAAAAGGCTGAAGCTGCTATCGCTACCCCTGATCCTGAGCGCGACGAGCGCTTGCGTTCACGATTTGACCGAAGCCGAAATCAAGGGTGACTATTGCCGTATCGCTGGCCCAATCACCTACGATACCAAGGCCGACACGCCGGAGACCGTTAAGCAGATCGAACGCCACAACAGTCAATTCGCATGCGTTTGCGAAGGTGACTGCCAGACGAAAACGGAGTAGATAGATACACCATGGCTGGCGTGAAGATCACGAACTTCTTTGGGATCGCACCGAAGATTTCACCGGAACTCCTACCGGAGACCGCCGGACAGATCGCGCGCAATACGAAGTTGTACTCCGGGGACCTGATCCCTTATCCGCAGCCTGTCGTCGTGGGCAACACCGGTCGCACCGGTACGATCAAGACGCTCTACGCACTCAAGGACTCACTTGGTGACAACCGTTGGTTGTCATGGACCACTGACGTAGACATCGCCATCGTCACCTCCTCAGACATCACGGACCAGCGGTTCTATTACACGGGCGACGGCGTCCCGAAGGTCAGCAACTACACTTTGGCCTTTGACGGCGTGGGTCCGTACCCCACCAACTATTACGATCTCGGGCTGCCGCTCCCGACGACAATGCCGTCAGTCACGGTTACGCCGTTCACAGCGGCCACGACTGCGACCTATGAGCGCGATAGCAATAACACTGCGACCTTGACGACTGCGGCTCCGCACGGCCTCAAGGAGGGTGCCTACGTCACTGTGACTGGCTTCAGCTATCTGGCTGGGACCTATACCTATGTGGGCACTACGGTTACATGCACCATCGCGAGCCATGGCCTGACTGGCACCCCGCAGGTTGCCTTGGATTTCACGTCCGGCGATGCGATTGATGGGGTCTACACGGCTACTGTCACTGGCGTTAATACCTTCACGGTCAACGTCCCCGTGGCCCCTACGGCTGGCGGCACTGTTCGCCTGAGCATGACCTCGTTCAACGTGTCGGGTATTCAGGCTACGGTTATCGACCCATCCACGATTGAGTACTTCAGCCCCGGCCCTGCTATTTCAACGACTGCCTTTGCTGGGGGCCTGATCAACCTCGGCGGTCCAACTCAGTCGCGCTCGTATGTCTACACATGGTATACGCCGTGGGAAGAAGAGAGCATCGCGTCTGACCCGACACCGGATGTGTTCGTCAAGGAAGGTGTGACCATCACGGTCGGCAACCTCCCGACTGCGAAGCCTACCGGAAACAACTTTGTGCGTGGCATTCGCCTCTACCGCACGCTCGCGACTTCGTCGGGCACCGAGTATTTCCGGTTGAAGACCCTGTGGTTCCCCACCGATCTAGCGACTGTCAGCCGCACCAGCAACGTATCGACCGTCAAGCTGGAGTTTCCCCATAACCTTGGGATTGATGATCGGTTCAAGATCAGCGGGTGCTCGGTTGCCTCGTTCGACATCACGGGAGGCATCGTTCTCGATATCCCCGATGACTACACGTTCACTTATGCGCAGGTCGCTGCTGATGTGGCGACCACGACTGTGGCTGCTGGTACGCTCTATCATGATGTGTCGGAGGACCCTCCGACGACTGCGGCTCGGTATTGGGGTGATGGCGGAAACTACGACTTTACGGATGACTTCGATCCGCTGAACCTGATCGATACCCTGACCTCGGATGAGTACGACGCACCGCCTGATGATCTTCAGGGTTTGATCGCCGCGCAGAACAACATCCTCGCTGGCTTCGTCGGCAACAAGTTGTACCTCACTGAGCCTGCCGTACCTCACGCTTGGCCACAGGCTTATACGATTACCTTCGAGTACGACATTGTCGGTCTGGCCCCAATCAACGGCTCGATCTTGGTATTGACCAAGGGGTATCCATACCTTGTCGCGGGTAGCGATCCTGCTGCCGGGATGAGCATTCAGCGGATCGACGCGCTCTACCCCTGCCTCAACCGCAAGGGTATCGTGGCCATGAACTATGGGGTGGTCTACCCCACGCACGATGGTCTGGCTGTGTTCTCTCCGTCCAGCGGTCCGACGATCATTACGCGGACGAACTTCAACAACGACACATGGGGGATCGAACTGAACCCCACCACTATCGTCGGCGAGTTCTACGGGGACGCCTATCTGGCCTCGCATTCGACCGGTGGGTTTGCCTTTGAGCCTGATCGGAATATCGGCGGTCAGTTCGTGGACCTCGACTTCACCTACACTGCTTCGTGGTATGATCCCGTCGAGGGTCGCCTATTCTGCGTGACCGGTACCGATGGCGATGTCTATGAGTGGGATAACCTGAACCAGCCTGCGCTTACCCAAGAGTGGAAATCCAAGGTCATCAAGACTACGGATATGATCAACCTCGGGGCGGCGCGGGTTATCGCTGACTTCGCAGAGGTTACCACTACGTGGGATGCTGCATCGCAGCAATGGCAGAACGACACTTCCCCTTGGGCTACTGTCAACGACATTACGTTCAAGCTCTGGGTGGACAAGCAGCTTCTACTTACTACGACGGTTACTGATATGAACACCTTCCGGCTACCGACCGGCTATCGCTCTGATACGTTCGAGGTTGGTGTGACTGGCGATATCCGCGTTCGTGCCATCCACCTTGGCGAAACCCCGCTCAGTCTGAAGGAGGCTTGATGGCTAGGTTCTCCGCAATCCCCAACCCACCGCAGTCCGAGATGTCGGGCTGGCAGTACTATATGCTCAATGCGCTCAAGGAGAACGTTGAACTCCTGACCGGCGCACGAGGCGAGAAGGACAACGCCAGCCGCGCCATTACCAAGGCTGCGGTTACTGTTACGCAGGCACCGGCACAGACAATGCGTCAGGTCACCGCACAGGGGGCCGCTGTTAATCTGGACGGTGCTGTTGTCCCCGCAATGGATGACTACATCGAACTACTCAAGAATGTACAAGCGCTCGCAAACGATGTAGCTACACTGCGAGCAACTCTGAACACGCTCATCGGACAGTTGCGAGGGTAATATGGAAAATCCTGTGATGGCAGCACTGAACCCGCAGGTGGCTTCGACCACCTCGTTGGACCTTCCCCCGGCGCTTGCCAGTATCTTGGCAATGCCCGCCGCTGGTGCGGCTCCGATCTCTGCCGCTGGTCCTGCTTCGCCCATGGCTCCGGCTGCGCCGTCGCCCACTCTTGGTGGCGCTCTCGGTGGTACACCCACTATGCAACCTCAGCCGCTGCCCAGCTTCCAAGAGGGTGGGATGATTGGTCCCGGCGGTATGCCGATGGGCGGTGCCCCGGCCCAGCCTTCTGCACCCATGAACCCGGCTGAACGCGACCAGCTTCTCAACCAGTCGATCAACCAGAACCCACAGATGGTTCAGGAAATCCAAGCGACCCTGATGGCTGGTCTCCAGTCCGGCGAGATCACTCCGCAGGAACTGAACATGATCATCCAGC